TGGCCGAACTCATGTTCATCTGGCCCCTCCAAGCACATCTGCTTCACATGAAGTCCAAATCTCCACTCCTCTGGGGATACGAAACACTTCTTGGTGGATGGTATCGCTTACGCAACTTCTTTACTCGCGTGATGCCCCGCCTTGGTGCTATCGTCACAATTGACTTCTCTGGATTCGACAAACATGCCCGACACACTGTGATTCGTGATATACACTCTCGTATTATGCGACCACTCTTTACCTTCAAAGATGGCTACGCTCCTACTCATAAGTATCCGAATTCTCAAGACTCCCAACCTCGAGCAGACGAACCCTATCTCACTACCGAACAGAAGATGACCAATCTCTGGAACTGGATGACGAACGCTATTCTTACCGTTCCTCTTCTCCTACCCAATGGAGACATGATCCAATTCACTCATTCAGGTATTTTCTCCGGTTATTTCCAAACACAAATCCTCGACTCGCTATACAACATGGTGATGCTCTACACGATCCTCTTTCGTCTAGGCTACACCGAAAAACAAATTGCAATGAAAGTCCAAGGAGACGATTCAATCTTCGCTCTCTTATGCTGCTTTTTCCTTATATTCAATTCGTTTATGTATCTTTTCTCCCACTACGCCAAGCTCTATTTTGGTGCTATAGTGTCTGAAACTAAGTCAGAGATTCGATCTTCCCTCGAACATGCAGAAGTACTTAAATACCGTAACTCCAACGGCATCCCTTACCGCGATGAACTCCAACTTCTTGCTCAACTTCGACACCCCGAAAGATCTACCACCGCCGAAACCCTCGCAGCCCGCTGTGTTGGTATCGCTTACGCCGCATGCGGCCAGCTACCACGCACTTACCTCATATGCGAAGATATCTACAACTTTCTTACTAAAAAGTTAGATGTCAAACCCCGGCAAAAGGATCTCAACTTCCTTTTTCAACATCTTGAAATTACAGACGTTCCTATTCCTGACGTCAATGTCTTCCCGACACATTTCGAGACCTATGCACACCTTATGGACCTTGAATCACCCGTTGCTGAAAAGCACTGGCCACTCGATCATTTCCTAGGCCTTCCCGGCCGTCGTTAGACAATACGACATGGTTCTATTTCTTATTATTTGAAA